CCTTTAATAGGAAACTTCTGTCAGTCATGTGAATCTTAGTTCTATCTTCCAAAAATCGGAACTGACTATCCGATGTTGGAACTTTAGCTACTTTTGACAAATAGACAAAAAATGGAGACTCATCTGGTGCTAAATCAGCTACTCTATCACTAAAGTCATATAATCGTCTTGACGCATTTGATAGAGATAGTGCTGTTTGTGAACCTGGAGTTCCAAATTTTACTTGTCCTGAGTTAAATTTCTCAGACATTTTATTTTCTCCTTAGTTTATTTTAAAACATCACTTCTACTTCCAGCACTCATAATGCCTTCCCACATAGAATCATCATCTGTTTTAGGAGATTGTGCAGGCTGACCTTGGAGTATCCCGCCTTGAGCTGGACCACCTTGTGTCTGCCTTACGCCATCTAGTGGATTTGGAACTTGATTGCTGGGTTCAGACTCAGCTACAGCTCTCCACATTTTAATAGCACCTTCAACACCATATTCTGCTGGATTCTGCGCTGCAAAATTCATAAAAGAGTCTACTTCTGCGGGACTGAGCCCTCGTTGCTGTAGTTCGGTCTTTAATTGCATTTCGCCTTGGCTTTTTTGTAATCCTTGGACTTGTTGTTGTACGGCTCCATTAATAGAGTCTTGTAGTTCTTGTTGTCTGAACTTGTACGATTTAGACTGCGGGTCATTATAGGCTTCCCATGGGTCAAATTCATCTTTTTCCAAAACAATACGTTGTGGACCTGCTGGTTGACCACTCGGTGCACCTTGCACCATACCAGCTACTGCATTTGCTATATCTGGTCGTGATTCCAATAATTGTCCAATTTTTTCATATTGCTGTAATTTTGAGTTTTCCGCTGCGAGTTTATCCTTTTCACTTTGGAAGTATTTTGCTTGGTCTTCCCAGTTAGTAGAACTCTCTTGCGTATTGACTGCTTCGTCTTGCCCTACATTATCTACGGCTTCACCTTCTAGATGTCCAGTTTCTAATGCGTTATCCATTATTTAGCTCCTTCCTGCGATTTCTCTTTTCCTTTTTGAGTTTGACTACGAGTATTCATACGTAATTTCTCGGATTCGAGTTTGACCGCATCTTGTAACCTGCCTAATTGCAACTTACTATTTGCTTTGCTATCTAATTCTTGTTCTTTTAGCCTACCTTTAAACTTCTCAACTTCGGTACGCTGTCTTGATGATACAGATTCTCTTTGTGCAGTTTGTAAGTCACCACTTACACGTTTAATCTGCTCTTGAGCTTGCTGTAACATTCCTTGTAATTTTTGTATTTCATCAGTTCTTTGCAACACACCTTCTTTATCAAATATCTCTGTCTTTTTAAGAGCTTCAACTCTATCAATAAGACCAGCTTGATATGCTTCCATATATATTTGCCATTCACCCCATTTATTAGAAGGTAATGTAGAACTGCCTATAATTCTTATATCAAATTGTCCAACAGATACATCGTTTTCAATTTGCATTAATTGTTGACTTTTATCGTCATATAATCTTTTATTTACTGTATATTCGTTAATATCGTTATTTGGCTGCACAATCCTAAATGTTTTCTTAAAGTTATAATGCTGCTTTGCCATATTGTAGCATACTTGCCCTACTCTTCTAAGTGAGCCTTCAATATCTCTTAACTTAGATTTAGACCGTCTCTGTCCTACATCTTCCATCATCATTGTTGCACTATACGTTCTAGGTGCAGCTTCACTGCTACCTTGCATCATTTCAAATATACCAATATTTAAGTCAATATACCCCTCTATCATTTTAGGAAGAGACATAATAGAACTAGATAATGGCTGAGGTGCAGGAAAATGTGGTTCCCCAAAAGAAGGGTCATATTCGATAGTAGCATTAGGATTAGACCAATCTCTTTCGAGCTCCTCTATATCGCTAACACTACCCTGGGGTACGAGTAGCTTTAAACCAGCTGACGCTTGGGCATGGGATGTGATAAGTGACACTGTCTTGTTGAGGAACCTTTGAAATGCTTTATTTTTTCTAACATCACTCATTGGGTATGGTGTGTTAGTCCAGATGTTTGGAACAGGTACTATTGGATATATATCTGTATCACATATCATTTCATATAATACAATTTGCCCAACTGTACATGTTAATTTAATTCTTGTTTGAGTAACTTCTACATAATCAATAAGTTTTTGCTGTATAGCCATTGCAAAATCTTTATCTTGAGCCATTTGTGCAAAATCTTCTTGTGTCATAATACGTTCATCACCACTTCTTGTATCTAACACTCTATAGTACGGTACGCGCACTTTACGGTAGTATTCAAGCAATCTATACTTATTTACGTCATAATCCTTGTCTTTTGTATTATCTGGCGTAAATGACTGCATTGTGGTCATATTAGTAGCATTGGGATAATCTTCATCGCCACTTAATGCTTCAATTTGGTCAATAAGTATTTTTTCTCCGCTCTCATCTGTTGGCTGAGATAGTTGAGGATATAAATCAATAAGTTGTTGTTTTGTAAGTATGCTTGATACAATAATGCCTGATGCATCATCAAAATATCTATTTCTTGCATTTGGGTCTACATATACACGAAATGGGTCTACATATGTTAGCTTAACCTCACCTCGACCATAATCTGCATCTCTATCAAGATATGCATAAAAATAACCTAATCCTGTAACTGCGTAATCATGCACAACTTGTTTAAATATTTCATTACCATCAGATATATCCCATATATATTCAAGTATTGTACGCCATACGTTTGTAAGTTTATTATCTGAGTCTTCTCTGCCAATTGCAGAAAATCTAGGAGTTTTAGAAGTTACAATAGCTTTAAACTGCTCTATAGCAGAATATAGCCTATCCATGGGCATCGATGACTGATTTCGTGAATCTAGCTCATCTACCTCTTCTGCAGAAAAATGATTGCCTAGATAGAAGTCAATGTCTTCTCTAGCGGCAGTATCCCAATCGACACGAGCTTTTTGCCATTTATCAAACAGCTCTCTTATCTCTTTTACTCTAATATCTTCTCGTATCATAACTCATAATATAAGCTTATTTATCGACATAAACAATAGCTATTTTCGCGCACCTGTCATCCAATTGTACATTTTTCTAGGTTTATGCCACTTTCCATTTTTATTTTTTCTTTTTTTAGTGCTTCCTGCCTTAGGATTACCTCTAGCATACTGTGTTGCTAGCCAAAATGCATCAATAGTATCATCGTGACTACCTTTAGGAAAATCAAGAAGTTCGCCAATAAACTCATGCATTTCTTTTTTAAGATGAACAGCACCTGCTTTAAACATTGGTTGCAATCCTTCAAACAATCTATCTTTCTTTTTTTGATTGTAATTTTTAATTCCTTTTTCAATCCCTGGTAAGAATACTCCTTCACTCTTACTTCTCTTCATAACATAATCTCTAAGCATCTCTTGATATGCTACAGTCTCTATGTTTATTCGACGTATCGGGCTATATCGTTTTGCAATTTCAAATATCTTGTCTGCACAGTCCATAGGTAAGACTCGCTCTTGCCAGTATTCAATAACATAGTAATCAAACTCTGAAGTAACGCCAATAACCATAATAACAGAATAATCGTTACGCTGGCCAAGTGTTGAAGCAGGGTCAACGCCAATGTAAATATTAACATACTCTTTTCGGCCATCGTCCATTTTGATGTACCATGAGTCATACTCCGCATCATATCTTGCATTTCCTTTATAGAGCGCATTATTAATATCCTCCTCGCTAAATATTTGGTCTTCGGGCGACTTTGCCTGGTTCATATACTCTTGATAGAATTTAGCTGGGGTACCCGAATCAATATAAAATTGCTTACGCTCTTCTAATTTTTTCATTGGCCAACGTGAAGGCCAAATAGGAACGCCATCTTCGATTGCTTTTTTAGTATAAACCGACCAAGCAAAATCTTCGCCCGTTTTTACCGCCTCTCGGTGCTTGTTTACTAAACCATTCAAAAAACTGTCATAATGTACAATAGTGCCATTGCACCATAAAAATCCTTGTTTATCAAAATCAATCGCTGGATATACTGCAGCAGTTACCCATTCTTTGATTTGTCGCCTAGAATCAGGAGTTTTAGTATTTAGCTCTGATTCAAAGTCATCAAGTATAATTCCTGTGTATCTTGTCGAGTTCTGTCTTTTCCCTCTTAATCTTTGTGAAGTACCCTTGCCAATCATTCGGCAACCGTTTCTTAGTGTAAATTCGTCTTTTGTCCATTTATCTCCTTCTAAATCACCAAAATAGTAATGTATAGCTGGATTATCGTATATATGGTTCTGTATCCATGCGAGGTTATCCCTTGCCTGGTCTTGAGCTTCACCAATCCATGCAATAAACTCTGGATTATCTTTTGTAGCAAATAGAAATCTGTGAAGCACAGCACAGGCCGCTAAAGTGGATTTAGCATGGTCTCTAGGCATAACAAGTGCTAATTGTTGTTTTGTTCGGTCTATAAGAAGACTTCCAACATCTCTGTGAAAATCTGGGGTAGCAGATGCTAAAAAGTCCTGTGGACTAAACATCTTGCCAAATGTAATTAAATCATTGTACGCTAAATGGAGTGTTTCTTCGTTTTTTGAAACATTACCATTAAGGTTAAGGTTTGCCATTAATATTGAGGATAGCCTTCTATTGTATTCTTATCTGTAAATTTAGCTCCAGGAACAAATAAGCTGCCATAATCACTTGTGTTTATATTCATTAATTGATTAGCAAGCGCAGTAGATAAAGAATCTTCAACAGCTATATTGCCAACGTTAAGTCTTCCCATTTCTACAGCTGTTCGTAGGCTAGGCGCAGATTGATAAGAAGGATAAAATCTTTCTCCCTCAGGTGTCAATGCTTTCAATATTTGTATCGCGCCAAACGTTTTATTAGGGTCATCAGCAAAACCTTCACTTTCTTTAAAACTTGTTGAACGATTTCTAATGTCTGTAAAAACGTCAATTACATTTCCTAAAAGCGTATTTCCTTGTTCTATGTTTTTTACTCTGCCTTCTGGTGAATAATTTCTATCTATTATTTCTTGCAGTATATTTAATGCATTTAAATCGCTTTCTGATAACCCACTTTTCATTATTGCGTCATCAATTGCACTATGCGCATTATCTGTATTTTGTATTTGTATATTTTTTCTTTTTCGTCCAAACATTTAAAAATCCTTTAATAGTTCAAAATGAGGAAAATCATCGAACTGGTTATCATCTACTTCAAAATTTTTATTCCAATCGCCTCCCCAGCGAATATTTATCTCCATTGACTGCGCAACGCCTAAAACAAAGCCTGCAAATAAATGAAAACGCTCTCTATCATTCCAGTCAATAGGGTAAGGGACAACGTCGACAGCACGACTAGGACTAGCATTGTGACGGCCCTTTGGGTACTTGAGCTTGGTTTTTCCTTCATCATACAACTTATCTTGCCTTTCTTGACTACGATGGCCTTCAATGACACTGCAGTCAACATGCTTGATTACTTCATTAAATAAGTCCTGCAAGTCTTCGTGGCAGGTTGCTAGGTTTTTTCTTGATTTACTTCCAAACTTTGGCATTTAACAATTCCATTTCTTTAATGATAAAGATAATCTATCTTTACCTGTGTTATTGCTAGGTTTTTGCCTTTTCCTCATACCCTTCATTCTAGCACAAAACGATTTACGTCTTTTTGCAGCTTTGCTGCCTTTCTTTAATTTACTTGGTTTTGTAGTAACAGCAGTCTGTAACTTAGAGCCAGGATTATCTCTACGGTAAGATTCAACTCCTTTACGGTTTAAACCGCCTTTAGGGTCCTTACCTGCCTTGCGCTGCCACGCTGGTGTTCTTCCACCTTCTTTAAATTGCGGCAAATCTCTATCTCGAGCGTCCCTAACTGGGATATTTGCAAGTTCTCTGTCAATTCAATTTTTTTTCAAGTTAATCCTTTTGCGTTGTCTTCTCCGTATATATACAGAATATTATCATCTAAGTCAAACTCGGACGCACAAAACGGGCATTTCCACGATTTAATGTTGCCATCAGACTCTATCATGCCAATTCTTTGCGTTACTTCATCGTCGTAATATAAATCTTTTTCACAAACTACACAAGGGTCTTTTGCGCTACTTATCTTCTTTTTCTGCGTGCGCGAGTACTTTGACGTTATTTTGCTCACTTTTGATAGCCTCCAGCTGTTCAGGCGTAAATCCGCTCCAAACGGTTAGTTGTTCCTGTTTTTTGTCCGTATCAAACAATCCTGATATTTTTGCAAGCGCGTCTAAACTACGCAGCCTATCAGAGTCACGCTCTGATATATCAGCAATATCTTTGTATAATCGGATAATAAACTCAGGAGTAACGCCTTCAGCGGCTAAAACTTCCTTGATTTCTTCTTTTACCATCTGTTGTACCTTTTTTTGTTGTAATAATTTGTTAGCTGCAGTCTTGATATACGTTGTGTCCTTGGCCTTTGGGTAGACTTTACTATATGCCTCACTTGAATCCATTCCTGCAGCTACGTATTGCGCAAATAAAAACTTTTTAGACGATACTTTCTTCTCCCTAACCTCTTTTATCGTGTTATACGTGCTAGAAAACGTGTAAATGTTCTCTGCAACGCCATTTTCGCCTAACATTTTAAGATTTTCTTGCCCAACAACGTAAGAACCGCAGACTGTACGCACACATTTCTGTTTTTTGCCTGTAGAAGGGACTGTAACGAAAAAAACGCGCAGGATTTGACATACATGCAGGTCATCTGTATAGACCCAGTCGCCCTCCTTGCCGCGCCGCCAGTCGCCAGTTGGCTTTAACATCGGATTAAACGCCATAAACTCCTTCATATCATCATAAAGAATATGTTCTTTGCCCTTAATTGTTTTTGAATCCATATAAATTAATATACAAAATAAAAATAAATATTGCATTAGATAAATATCCATAATATATTTAGTCCGCTGTATCGGTTGGCTAAACGCTTTTAGGGTACAGCAAGAAACAACGGCTACTAAAAGGGGATTTGTAACAACAGCCACAAAGCAAGTCGAAGACAATTGAGCTTAGTTACCAAAACGATTGTCCTATCAAGCGAAACGGCTCCGAAGGAACTGTAATAGAGGCTACTCCTCCTGTTTAACCGCAGGGGGAATAGATGGTCTCTATCTAAAACTCACCAAAGGAACTGAAATATGTTATTAAAATGTTATATAGTAGTACTACTAACCACAGCCATTGATGAACAATGGAATATAAACAACCCCAGACCTAATCCTATAAAAACATACAAACGCCTACAATGGGAAAAAGCTGATTTTTTTACATACAAAATAAATAACGAGTGGGTATTACGTCCATATAGAAAAACAGATACAAAACTCAAGAAAAAGGTTAGAAAAAAATATTGGGCAAAAAGGGCAAAATTACAAAAATAATATTAGAATGCGTGTACTTCTTTTTTTACGCACACCCACCCGATTGTCAGCCCTCCTACCCTCCACGATTTGGTTGAAAAACTGAAACATATTATAATCTATAAGGTTTTTTAGTACATTCTATCATAAAAGACAACGCCCCAACCAATAAGTCGGGGCGTTTTTGTTTGAGGTGGGGTTGTGGGGTAGGTACGGACGATTTAAATATCTAGCTCCATATTATCTTCGAATGGTATTGTATCACCCTTATAATCTACATACCAACTAAAATTCACTTGATACACGCTAAACCCTAGCCTATAAGATAATGACGCTTGATTCATTCGGCGTTTAGTGGTCGCAGTCTGCCAACCGCCAGAGTTTAGGATTATTTTATCATCTGTTATCTTTACAACTGGTGTGCTGTGATAACATACCATTAATACATTATTATCATT